CAGCAAATGTTGGTAGTAAAGGAAGTAACGAACCTGTTTCTAAAAAGAAGTATCGTAGAAGCGATATTATTAAACTTATGCAAACCGATCCTGATAAATATGATGCCTTATCAAATGAGATAATGGACGCATATAGAGAAGGACGGGTTATTTAAATTAATATTTTAGAGAGGTAATTAAAATGGCTTATCCAACCCCTGCAGTCACTACGACTACAGCAGCTAAGTTTATACCTGAGATTTGGTCCGACGAAGTGATTGCGTCTTACAAAAAAAACTTAGTAGCAGCAAATTTGTTTAAAAAAATGTCTTTTACAGGCAAAAAAGGTGATGTAATTCACATTCCTAAACCTACTAGAGGTTCTGCTTCAGTTAAAGCAGCATCAACAGCAGTAACGTTGATTGCAGCTACAGAAACAGAAGTTCAAGTAGCAATTGATAAACACTACGAATACTCACGTTTTATTGAGGATATCGTAGAAGTACAAGCACTATCATCAATGCGTAGATTCTATACAGATGACGCAGGTTATGCTTTAGCTAAACAAGTTGATACAGACTTAGTTCAGTTAGGTAGAACATTTAATGGTGGTGATGCTGGTGCAGATTATGATGAAGCTTTTATAGGTAGTAATGGTACTACTAAATATGTAAAAGGTTCTAACAATGAAGCTGCTCTTACAGATGCAGCTATCCGTAGAACTATTCAACGTTTAGATGATAATGATGTTCCTACTGAAGGTCGATTCTTTTTGATTCCTCCATCAGCTAGAAACACATTAATGGGTCTAGATCGTTATACAGCTATGGACTTTGTAGGTGAGACTGGTAATGCTAACACAATTAGAAATGGACAAATTGGTAACCTTTATGGTATGCCTGTTTATGTTTCTTCTAATGCTGATACAACTTCTGGTACTGCTGCTGCTCGTGTATGTCTAATGGGACATCAAGACGCAGCTGTTTTAGTAGAACAGATGGGTGTTAGATCACAAACTCAATACAAACAAGATCATTTAAGTACTCTTTACACTTCAGATACAATTTATGGTGTTAAAGAATTACGTGATGACTCTGCGTTTGCTTTAGCTGTGCCTGCATAATAGCAGTTAGATAGCCCCCTTCGGGGGGTCTATCTTTATTAATTTATAGGAAACAATTATGGCGATATATAGAGGAGTAGGTGGTGCCGGAGATGCAACAGTTGATGCAAGTAGTGCCTCGACTCTTGCCACAACAAAAGCTGCAGAAGCAGCTACTAGTGCAGCAAATGCAGCAATAAGTGCTACAGCCGCAGCGACTAGTGCAACAACAGCGGAAGGGTATGTAGATACCTTTGACGATAAATACTTAGGCTCAAAATCATCAGCACCCACAGTAGATAATGATGGGGACGCTTTAACAGATGGAGCACTTTATTTTAATACAACAAGTAACATAATGTTTGTATATGATTTAGGAACAACAGCGTGGTTACAACTTACTTTAACTAGTACTAATCAAACAAATGTAAATACTGTAGCAACAAATATCTCTAATGTAAATTCTGTTGCTGGAAATAATACTAATATTACAGCAGTAGCAGGTAATAGTACCAATATTAATACAGTAGCAGGAGACGCTACAGAAATAGGAACTGTAGCAGGAAGTATTGCAAATGTTAATACAGTAGCAACTAATGTTACTTCAGTAAATAGTTTTGCATTAACTTATTTAGGAGCACAATCATCTGCTCCAACAACTTCTAATGTAGGAGCTTTATACTATAATACAACAACTAATAATTTATTTGTTTGGAGTGGCTCTGCTTGGGATGAAGCAGCCTTTTCAGTTACAGGAGCAGTAACCGCATTTAATAGTAGAACAGGAGCAGTTACTCTTTCTAATGCAGATGTAACAACAGCATTATCTACAGGAGGTATAGCAACAGCTAAAATAGCTGATAGTGCTATTACAACAGCTAAGATAGCTGATAGTGCTATTACAACAGCTAAGATAGCTGACGACGCTGTTACTGCTGATAAGTTAGCTAATTCTATTAATACAGAAATTGCAGCTAATACTGCAAAAACAGGAATTACTTCTAGTCAAGCTAGTGCTATTACTGCTAATACTGCTAAAGTAACTAATGCTACTCATACAGGGGATGTTACTGGTGCAACTGCATTAACAATAGCTAATGATGCAGTAACAGTAGCTAAACTTAATTTAATATCTACTGCTTCTGTACCTAGTTTAGAAGCTAAAGGTACATCAACTGTTACAGATGGTTATATACAATTAAATTGTTCTGAAAACTCTCATGGTATTAAATTAAAAAGTCCACCACATAGTGCAGGAGCTAGTTACACATTAACTTTTCCTAATGATGATGGAAATGCTAGTGAGTTTTTACAAACTGACGGATCTGGCGTAATGACTTGGGCAGTACCTACAAATACTACTTACACAGCAGGAGCAGGATTAAGTCTTGGTGGCACAACCTTTACATTAGACTTAACTAATGCACAAACATTCACAGGTGTTCAAACATTTACTAATATTACTGAAACACAGACAACTAAGTCAGCAAGTTTTACACCTAACTTATCAACAGAAGGTACAGTATTTTCTTGTACAGGTACAATGACAATTACTATGCCAACAGCTGCAGCAGGTAAATCTTTTACTATTGTTCACGCTACAGGTAATTCAATTACATGGGCAGGTACTATTAAATGGAATGGTGGTTCTGCACCAACAGCAGCTGCAGCAATAGAGATATATGTATTTTATTCTGATGGTACTAACTGGTATGGAATGCAGTCTGGCACTGGATTTGCTTAATGTTTACTAGGTCAAGAATGATGCAAGCTGCAGGTAATGCAGGAGGAGCTGTCGAGATAGCTTTAACTATTTCTGGTGATACTCATAACTATAATATCTGGGATAACAGAGGAGGTACTTACGAAGCAGGTAACAGTATTCTTACACTTACTATTAACTCTGGAATCTATGTAGGTTCAACTAGTACAGGAACATATGCACTTACTATACCAACTAATTTTCATGCAGATGACCAAATATTTATTATTAATAATGGGGTTATTATTGGCATGGGTGGTAATGGTGGCACTGGTGGGCAAGGTAATATAAATGCTGATAGGGCAGGCATAGCAGGAAGTGCAGGAGGTCATGCTATTTATGCACAAAGAGCTGTAACTATTACTAACAATGGTACAGTTGCAGGTGGTGGTGGAGGTGGTGGTGGTGCAGGAAACGAACGCTATTGCTCATCTTATTTTTATGGCAGCTGTATAGCTTATGGCTCATACAGAGGAGCAGGAGGTGGCGGAGGAGCAGGCTACAATGCAGGTAGTGGAGGAGGAACAAATAGTACTTCTGGTTCTTCAGGACCAGGTTCAGCAGGCTCTAAAACAGGTGGAGGTTCTGGAGGTACAGGAGCAAATGGTTTAGGAGGTGGAGGTAATGGTGGAGGACCGGGTTCAGCAGGTAGTGCAGGAAGTGCTAATGGTGGTGGCTCTGGAGGTGGAGGAGCATCAGGTAATTATGCAGTAGGTAACTCTAGTATTACATGGGCAACTACAGGAACACGATTAGGTGGAGTAAGTTAATTTTAATTTAGGAAAAAATTATGGCAACAATATATACAAAGGTTCATGAATATAATAAGGACACTCAGGCTATTGTAGTTAGTTTTGCTTCTACTGAAACTAAATCACAAAATCCAGACTCTCATGAAAAAATTAATTATAGTATTCATTATTTAGTAGAAGAAGGAGCTAGTCAACAAGACTTAAAAGATGCTTTATCAAAAGTAGGGTTAGATTGGTGCGAAGCACATTGCAAAAAAGAAATGCTTGATGACAAGCCTGAAAAACAAACAGAAGTAGAAAATTTGGTAGGTACAAGTTGGTCAAAAGATTTAGAAAAACCTGAAGCACCAAATATAGACGGTAGCTTAGATTTGAATCAATTAAAAGTAGATTTAGGTCTTACATAGATGGAATATTTTATTTCACAATATGGTAGTAAACTATGCTGTGTAATAGCATCAATACTTGGTGCATTATTTAATTATAATAAAAAGAAACTAAAAGGTAAAACACCTAAAGGTGGACATATTCATTGGTTAATAGAAAGAAAAAGAGCTAGACAAGAATTAGGATTTACTTTAATACTAGCTGTAGTAACTGCTGAATTTTTTATACCACCAATACTACATATATTTAATTTAGGTATGCTAGCAGGACCAGCAATAGCATTCTTTATAGGGTATAGTGGAATGAGACTTCTTCCTGCTATAGAAAGTAAAATACATAATATTCTAGAGAAAGGATGGAAATGACACCACACGAAGAAATGAAAGCACATGAAAAGTTATGTGCAGAAAGATATAATACAATTCATAAAAGATTAGATCGAATTGAAATTATGTTAAACAAATTAGTGTGGGGAGCTCTAGCAGGATTTGGAGCTGTTGTAGTAGCAGTATTAGTTCAAACAATATGATAAGTATATTACAACATTTAATTCCAATAGGTCTGGGTTTTATTGCTAAACTAACAGCAATTAAATCAGAGCAAGCTCACCAACAACATCAAATGATGTTACAAGCTTTAGCAGCAAAAGAAGGTGCAATCCAAAAAGCAAGGGAGCATGCAAGTACAGAAGGTAAAATGGCTGCATGGAATAGACGAATATTAATGTTTGCTATTCTTTCGTTAGTAGCTGTATATCCTTTAGCAGGAGTATTAGGTATAGATACAGTAGTTAAAATTGTAGAAGAACCTACTAGTTTTCTTTTTGGTATTTTTGAAATTGGAGGAGAAACTAAGTTTGAAACAATTAAAGGACTATACAAGTTTGATGAAATATTTACATGGGCAACAATGATAGTAGAGTTTTATTTTGGTGGACAGTTAGCAAAAGGAAAATAAATGAAATCATTTATAAGTCTTTTAGCTTTTTTAACAGTTATGCCAATAACACCTACAGTACTATTTATAATAACGTTGTGGAGTAGTGTTTAATGCCTTACATGAGTAAAGGGAAACGAGACTATAAAAAAGAACTTAATTGGGAAAAGAAAAAGAAACCTAAAAGAGTTAAAGAGAGAGCTTCTCGTAATGCTGCACGAACTAAACTTGGTCTTAAGAAAGGTGATAAACGCCACGCAGCACATAAGAATGATAATGCAATGGATAATAGAAAAAGTAACTTAAAAAAAGTATCTGCTAAAAGTAATTTAAGTAAAGAAGCTAAAAAGAAAAAACGTAACTTAACTAAAAGGAGAACTTAATATGCCTATGGTAAATGGAAAAAAGTACGCTTATACAGCAAAAGGTAAAATGGCAGCAGAAAAAGCCAAAAAGAAAAAAAAGAAGAAAAAGAAAACAATGAAAATGAGTAAAGGATACTAAAATGAAAAATGAGAAAATGAAACCTCATATGATGTATTCTAAAGCTGGTAGAGGACAAATGGTATTTACAAAGAAAAAACATTTAGAATTAAAAGGAAAAGGGTATACTCATACTAAACCTAAAACAAAGGTAAAAAAATAATGGCTAAAGATTCTAGATTAGCAAGAGCAGGAGTATCAGGGTTTAATAAACCTAAACGTACTCCTAATCATCCTAAAAAATCACATGTAGTTGTAGCTAAAGAAGGTGATAAAGTTAAAACTATACGCTTTGGAGAACAAGGTGCTTCTACGGCAGGTAAACCTAAAGCAGGAGAATCTGCAAGAATGAAAGCAAAACGTAAATCATTTAAAGCTAGACATCGTAGAAATATATCTAAAGGTAAAATGTCAGCTGCATACTGGGCAGATAAAGTAAAATGGTAAAAAAGAAAAGTACAGTAAATAAAGCAGGTAACTATACTAAACCTACAATGCGTAAAAATCTGTTTAATAGGATTAAAGCAGGTAGTAAAGGAGGAAAGCCTGGACAATGGTCAGCACGTAAAGCACAAATGTTAGCTAAACAATATAAAGCTAAAGGTGGTGGTTATCGTGGCTAAAGCTAAATCTCAGAAAAGTTTATCTAAATGGACTAAACAAAAGTGGAGAACTTCTGATGGTAAACCTAGTAAAGGTAAAAAAAGATACCTTCCTGATGCTGCTTGGAATGCTTTAAGCCCTGCAGAAAAAAGAGCAACTAATGCTGCTAAACGTAAAGGTAATAAAAAAGGTAAACAACATGTAGCACAACCTAAAAAAGTAGCTAAAAAAGTAAGAAAGTATCGTACATAATAATAGGACAGACTAATGACATATTTAGAAATAGTTAATAGTGTATTAAGAAGACTAAGGGAAGAACAAGTTTCTACTTTAGCTGAAAATGAGTACTCTAAATTAATCGCAGATTTTGTAAATGTTTCAAAACAAGAAATAGAACATGCTTGGGATTGGAGAGTACTTAGAAATACATTAACTGTCAGAACAGTAGATGGAATTTTTAACTGGATTTTAGAAGACTCTACAACAAGATTTAGAGTTTTAGATGTATATAATGCAACTACTAAAAACTTTATGTACTTACGTCCTAATGAGTGGATGGATGAAAGGTTTGCTTTTGTTGAGTCTCCAGCTAAAGGATCTCCAACTTACTATGCTTTTAACGGTGTTACATCAGATGAAGATAGTCAAGTAGATGTTTATCCTGTTCCTGATGGAGAATATATACTTAGATTTAATATTGTACAACCTCAAAAAGATTTAGTACTAGCTACAGATACTCCTTTAATTCCTGCACAATTAGTTATAGAAGCTACACTTGCAAGAGCTATTAGTGAAAGAGGAGAAGATGGAGGTAGCCCAGATCAAGAAATAAGATATAGAAATCTTTTATCAGATTATATTGCAATAGAAGCAGGTCAAAAACCTTATGAAACTATTTGGAAAGCAGTTTAATGGCAGCACCTTTACAGTCTGTTAGTTTACTATCTCCAGGGTTTTTAGGTTTAAATACTCAAGATGCTAGAGTAGGTTTAGATAGTGGTTATGCTACTAGAGCTAATAATTGTATAATTGATCAGTATGGTAGATTAGGAGCACGAAAAGGTTATTCTTTATTAACTACTGATAGAGGAACATTAACTGCAGATACTTACATTGAGTCTTTGTTTGAATTTACAGATAACACAGGAAGTACAGAAATATTATCAGCAGGAGATGGAAAATTATTTAATGGTACTACTACATTAGTTCCTCAAAGTATTAAAGCTGCTGATCAAACTACAGATGTATCAGTAACATTTACTGGTAACAGATGGCAGTTTTGTTCATTACCTAAAGGATCTGGAGCATCAGCAGTTACTTATGCATTTGCTGCACAAAATGGTAATGAGTTATTAGTTAGAAGAAGAGTTAGTGATACTGGTGCTTATATATTTCAAAAAGTAGGTACTGCTGGACATGGTACAGCTCCTACTGGAATTAGTTCTTTTGATCCAGATTGTGCTATATCTGCTTATGGTAGAATATGGACTGCAGGTGTTTCAGTTAATAAACATACTTTATTTTTTAGTGATCTATTAGATCCAACTAATTTTACTACAGGTAGTGCAGGTGTATTAGACATAAGTTCAGTAGTAGGTAATAAAGATGAAATTGTAGGGTTAGCTAATCACAATGGATTTCTAGTAATATTTTGTAAAAATAACATTGTAATATATCAAAATGCTGGAGATCCTCCTAATATTTCATTAGTAGATACTATAGTAGGTGTTGGTTGTGTTTCTAGAGATTCTATTCAAGCTACTGGTACTGATTTAATTTTCTTATCACAGTCTGGTATTAGATCTTTACGACGAACAGTACAAGAGAAATCTTTACCTATGAGAGAACTATCTTTAAATATTAGAGATGACGTGGTTGACTACTTAGCATTAGAACCAAATTTAAATGCAATAAAAGCAGCTTACTTTGAACGAGAGGCTTTTTATATTTTAACATTTCCTTCATCTAAACTTATGATTTATGTAGATTTAAGGACAGAGCTTCCAAATGGAAGTGCTAGAATTACTACTTGGAGTATAGATAATGGTGATGTTTTTAAAACATATTTATCTACGTCAAATAGAAAATTATATGTTGGAGTTCCTAATGGTATAGGAGAATACACAGGATATAAAGATAATCAACAAAGTTATGAACTTGCTTATAAATCTCCATTTTCTGACGTTGGTGGAGGAGTAGTCAAAAAGTTTTTAAAAAAAGCTAAGTTACTAGTAATAGGTTCTGGGGAACAAGATTTTGTTTTTGGTTATGGTTATGACTATACTTTAAATCCTAGAACTATTGTATTAGCTAGAGATTTAGGTGATGGAGACTATACAAAATTTGGAACGTCTACTTCTTTATATGCAGTTAGTAAATACTCTTCAGTAGGTATTGGAGTACAAGAAATAAAAGTTCCATTAGGAGGATCTGGAGAAACGTTTGCATTTACAATTAATGCTACGATTGATGATGATTCAGTAAGTGTACAAAAAATAGATTTATTCTTAAAAACAGGGAAAAATTCATAATGACTGATTATACAAAAACAACAAACTTTTTAGCAAAGGACTCATTACCTGACTCTGATACTAATAAGATTATTAGAGGATCTGAATTTGATACTGAATTTAATAATTTAGTTACAGCAGTAGCAACAAAAGCAAATACAGCTTCTCCTACATTAACAGGAACACCAGCTGCACCTACTGCAGCAGCAGCTACTAATTCTACTCAAGTAGCTACAACAGCATATGTAACTACCGCAGTAGCAAATGCTATACCAGCAGGTACAATTGTATTATGGTCTGGGGCTACTTCTGCTATACCAACAGGTTGGCTAATCTGTGATGGTACTAGTAGTACTCCTGATTTAAGAAATAGATTTGTAGTAGGTGCTGGGTCTACATATTCAGTAGATGCAACAGGAGGTAGTGCTGATGCTACATTACCTAGCCATACTCACACAGCAACAGTTACTGACCCTGGACATAACCATACTTTTACAAAACCTGTAAATGAAGATGGAGGTGGTTCTGGAGAGTCAGAAGTTCAGAATACAACTACAGGAACTACAAGTACAGCAACAACAGGAATTACAGTAGCAAACTCTACAGAAGGTTCATCTGCTACTAATGCGAATTTACCCCCATACTATGCATTAGCATATATAATGAAATCTTAAGGAGAATAAAGTGTTAGGCGATATATTTGGAGCAATTACAGGATCTACTAAAGCAGCTAAAAAAGCAGCAGCAGAAACAAAAGCTGCAGCTAAATTAGCTGAATTTAAACCTTTTGATATAGAAGGGTCTATTTTTAGTGATGTTGAGTTTGGTGAAGATACAGCAAAATATACATTATCTCCAGAACTAGCTAAAATTAGAGATAGTTTTTTTGAGGGAGCTGATTATTTTAGTGATGCTACTAAAACAGCTTCTTTAGATGCTTCTAAACTTAGAGACTATGGTAGGGGTTTATTTGATTCTGCTACAAGTAGAGATACAGATGAGTTAGCAGGAGACTACTATAGAAGAGCTCTTGGTATATTAGAACCTTCTCGTATTGCTGAACAAACAGGTTTAGCTAATAATTTATTTAATACAGGAAGAGATGGTTTAGCTATGGCAACAGGAACTGGAGGTTATGCTAATCCAGATCGTATGGCTTATTTAACTTCTAAAGATAGACAAGATGAACGAATTGCTTTTGAAGCTATGGATAGAGCACGTAATGAAAATATACAAGATATAAATCGTTCTATAGGTTTATTTCCAGTAGCTAATGCTATTCAATCAGATCCTTATAATTATATGAATCAAATGTTTGGATATGGATCTGGAGTTGAATTACAAGGTCAACAACCTATGATGTTAGGTATGTCATTTGGACAAGCAGCTCAACCAGGTAGAATGGCTATGGCACAAGGTTACTCAAATGCAGCTCAAATGCCACTTGCTGCTTCATTAGCTAATTCAGCTATGGGAATGGATTTTTTAACTCAAGGTTTTAAATCAGGTATGGGTAAAGGAGGATTTTTTAGTAATCTATTAGGAAAACCTACTGATTATTCTAGTGGGACTACTAACGCAATACCGGGATCATATTACGGTTAATATAAAGGAATAACTATGGCACTTACAGTAGAAAAAATATTTAATTTAGATGAACGAATACAAGCTCGTGAACTTATAAATCAAAAAAGAAACTTAAATCTTGGAGCATTAGCACCTAAAGGCTATGGTGCTCTTGTTGCTGCTACTAGTGGTCTTACAGATGCTACTGTAGGTCCAGGAGGAGTATTTGGTTCTGAAGATCCTCTTTTAAAAGAAAAAACTGCTCTTGAAAAAGCAATGACAGATACTCAAAGTATGTTAACTCCAGAAGAAATGGCAGACCCTACTAAATTATATACTGTTCTAATGCAAAATGCTGGTAAATCAGGTGTATCTGCTAGAGGTATGTTAGGTCTTCAAGAATTAATGAATCAACAAGTAACAGCTAGAAAAGCTGTTGAAAATACTCAATCTGCTAAAGATCTTGCAAATGAATTACAATTAATAAAAGTTGAACAAGCAAGGGATAAAAACGCAGAACAAGTAAAGACTAGGGCAAATCAAGATTTTGACAGACTTTTTAAACCTTTAGGTTCTGGTAGTCTAAGATTACAAAGAATAATGAATAGTCTAGGGCTTGCTGATTTAGACCAAGATAAAAGAATTATGCTAGAAGAAGAAATTAAAACTAACGTGTTAGAAGAATATAGAAAAGAAGATAATAAGATGTCTATGGTAGAACTTCTAGATCCAGTTACTAAAGCAGTTATTGGTAAATATAATATTGATATGAATTTTATAATGGATGATGAAATAACATTAAAAAATACTGAACAAAAAAGTTCAGATTTAGATACTAAATTTAGTGATATTTTAACAGAGTTTGAAAAATCTAAAACAAAGAAATGAGTAAAGTAAATCAATTAAAAGAAGTTTTCATAGAGTCTTATGAAAGCGGTAATGTAGAGCTTGCTGAAAAAACCGCTAATTTAATTAAAGAATATGAAAGTCTTCCTTCTACTCCTACAGATCCTAATGAAGCAGGTGTTGAAAACATTCCATATGTTGGACCTGCTGCTAGGGTTCTTGCTCAGCCATTCTATGAAGGAATGATGACTGTAAATCTTGTAGCTAATGCTCCTGAATTTTTAGGTGGTATAGTTAACAATACTTATAATACATATGACCTTCTTACTAATCCTGATGAAAAAGAAAATTTACAAAAACTTGCTAGTAAAGAACTAGATAATACCTATGCTAAAATAAATGCACTACAAAAAGCTAATAAAGAAGTTCCTGATGTTCTTAAACAAGAGTTTATAGATGTAAAAAATTTAAAAGATAAAGGTATGACTTGGGAAGTAGCTTCTAAAATTGCAAAAATGAAATCAGATAAAACTGCTGAAGAGTATCTTGAAAAAGGAGTTTTAGGAGATAAATTTATTAAATATGTTTTAGATGCTAATCTTCCAGAAAGTTCTGATCAAAAAGAAGTTTTAAATGTTATTAAAAATTTAGAAGATACTATTGAAAAAAGTAATATTATACCTTCTGAAGAAACTATTATGAATGAAACTATTTTAGGTAACTTTGTAAAAGCTTTTGGAATTATTATAAATAAAGGAGCACAAGGACTTGAATTACTTGGAGTACCTAAAGAAAATGCACAAACAATAGCTGAAGCAGCTTCTTTAGCTGTAGGACCTAAGTTTGCTAAAACAGTTCAGGGTACTAAAAGTAGAATTGGATATACAGATGCAGTAAAACTTGTTTATGGAGATATGTTAGGTGGTGTTATAACTAAATCAGATAAACTAAAAGCACAAGATACTATATCTAAACTAGAAAGAGAGTTAGAAAAAGCTAAAGAAGAACCTGTACAAGTTGGTAAAAATTATCAAAAAGTTCAAGATTTAGAAACTTTAGTAAAACAAGCAAGAGAAACGTTTAATGCAAATGAGTACGGTATATTTAGAGGAGCTCGTACAGCATTTAAACCAGATTTTAAAGAGTTTACTTTAAAAGATTTAGCTGAATTTCAAACAGATGGTGTAGGTAGTATTTTATCTCCTACAGGTAAAATTAAAACAGAGTCTAGAAAATTAGAAAATATTAAAGAAGACTTTACTAAATTTGAAGAACTTACTCATTATGTAGCAAACTTAGCAAGAAAAGTAGATCAAACTACTGGACTAGACATGGCTGTAAGAATGCAAAACATGTTTGGTAAAAAGAATGGTTTTGAAAAACAACGTACAATGAATCAAAAAACTATTAAAGAATATAATGATGTAGTTGATTTTATGGAAGGTACTAAAAATATAGTATTAAACAAAGAACAATTACAATTAAAAAGTACTCTTGAAGCTGTTATGAAAGAAGATAGAGTCCTTACTAAACTTCTTCAAAAATATGATTTAATATCTAAAGATATACCTGTACAACAAGTATTTTTTCCAAGAAGATTTGTTGACAACAAACCTACTATAGCTCAAAATCTTTTTGGAGATAGATTTAAGATTAATTTAGGAGATAGAGGTCCTAGAGAAGTTGTTGCTACATCAGATAGAAAATACTTTGCTTTAGAAAATGGTGGTAAAACTGTATATATTACTTTAGCTGAGGGTGTACAAGAAGGCGTAATAAATCCTAAAACAGGTAAAGAAGGTTTTCCAATGGTTATTGTAAATGGACGTTCTATAAAAGGAAAGAAATATACAGCTAGACCAGCTGTAGATACTACTCCTCAAGCATTACTAGCACAT